CATTTCTGGGCCCCGGTGCTTTGCGCCGTCGGTGATCAACCGACTTCCTGCGGAAGTTATCCTTCCGCTCCTGCTATCCTCATGGAGAGGGGGTAAGGTCCTGATGGGACGTGAGACTGTAAAGACACGTTCACTAGCTTTGCTTAGTGGCGTGTTTCATCATGAATTTGGAACTGTAGCTAATAACTACTATTCCTTAATCAATGATGACAAATACAGTATCACGGGGAACCAATATACTCGTTCCCGCTCGCACCCTGAATACTTCATCCTCCGCGATTACCATGACCGTCTGCTCGAGCGTTACGCTCGAACAGGTGATGATTGGTATAGACGGAGGGCGTTGTTAATCAAGGGTTTGGACGTAGGGGGTGGATTTTACTCGGCTATCCGAACTGCTGAGCTCAACTCACGTTATGTGAGCTGTTCTGGCGTTCGTGGTAGAACGGGTACGTCCATCCATCGTTACTGGGGTAATTTATTACCTTCCGTAACGTTGAGCAATATGGATTATAAATCCATACGCTGGCCGGTACCACCTGCTGAGACATTCGTAATGAATGATCTCGTAGGTAAAGGTGCGACCGCAATTGCTCGGACAATTCCTACTGCTCCAATGGTGTCCGTTGCCAACTTTGCGGGTGAGCTGCGTCGTGATGGGATTCCAAACCTGATCGGCTCGGTTCTATTCAGAGCTAAGACCTTCAAGCAGTTCCTTCGTGGAGCTGGCGAGGAGTATCTTAACTATGAATTTGGTTGGAGACCTTTTGTCTCCGACCTAACCTCACTGTTAGGCGCTGTTCAACGATCTCGACAGATCATTGAGCAGTTCGAACGGGATAGTGGTCGGCTTATAAACCGTCACTATAGTTTCCCACTTCAAAGAGCCGTTACTTTGTCTGATAAGGGCTTAACCTCCCTTTATCCGACAATTAATACGTTCGCGTATAACGGTTCCACGACTGGACGCTATACAGTAGAGTCGACTGTCGAGTCGAACTACTGGTTCGAAGGTACTTACTCATATCACCTTCCCACTGGCGATTCTGCCCGTGCGAAGGTGTTTAAGTATGCCGCTGAAGCAGATAAGCTTCTTGGCATCCGGATTACTCCGGAAGTGCTTTGGAACTTGGCGCCCTGGACCTGGCTGGCTGACTGGTTTGTTAACTCAAGTAGTATTGCTACTAACTTGAGTGCATTCAGTCAGGACGGCTTATTGCTCAAACGCGGGTATATCATGTGCACTTACAGTGCGGTTGATGTACACACGAATTCCGGAGTCGATTTAATCGGCTTCGGTGCCACCGGCCCTTCTACATTGACACTTAAGTCAATTGTGAAGAGTCGGAGGAGAGCAACTCCATGGGGTTTTGGCGTGACGTTTAGCGAGTTTACTCCTAAACAGATCGCTATACTCTCGGCCCTGGGGATAACTCGGGACCTTACATGGAAATAGGAAAGGTACCTATTTCCATATGATGGTTTACCTCAATTAACCCCCATAAGGGGCGAAACGGTGAACTGTCGCTGGCATGCTCAACTTGGGCATGCAACCTGCCAAGGAGACTTGCTGTGGCCTTCTCAGACCCTCAGACCATCACTATCAACGCGATTGCTAATACGCTTCCGCGTACTAGCAGTGGTGATTACCGTGGATCCTTTACAAAGGATGACGGTACCGTACGGCTTACATTTTCTCATGCGCTTGGAAAGCGCACCAGAAGTGTAGCTCGCGTTGACCACTCAAAGATTGCTCCGAATCCGCTTATCGCCGCTGAGAACATCAAGTTCTCAATGTCGGTTTCGCTGATTGTCGATACCCCTGATACGGGGTATACGATTACGGAACAGAAACAGGTTGTAGATGCGCTGATCGCGTATCTGTCTGCCTCGAGTGGTGCTAACGTTACCAAGATTCTTGGTCGCGAAAGCTAGATGGATCCACTAACAGCAATTCTCGAGTATTTACTCGAGAGCAATGATCCATATATTGTTGAACTCCGAAAGGACTTTAACAATTGGACTGCTGGGCCGCTTTTTGCGATCCACAGCATCATTGTGCTTGAAGTGGTTGGGGCCTCGCTATTATTGCGAGACTTTCTACATTGGTAGAAGGGCCTGTGCCCCACAGCTAGGGATGTCTTACCTACCCTTTAAGGTGGGGGGCATGAAAAGCCTGATGTCACTAGCGCAGGCGGTTCTGACTGATGTCGGAACCTGGTGTGGCGTAAGCACCACTCATGATTTTAAAACGATCATGAGTCGGTACGAAGATGAAGGGATGTCGTTTTTGACGATATCCTTACCTTCTTTTGCTTCAGATCTCCAAAAAGGTCTGGAACAAGGGAAGGTAGACTCTCAACTCTTTCGTGGCTTTCGTCACGATAGAGGAGGTCTCCCCCTATTTTTAGGAGGTTTCCTCGGTCTAATCTTCGACCGGAAGAGCGGGCTGTTGCTCGATGTACCTAGTACTGATGCTCTATTTGCTATTCGACAGATTACTCTGTTGTTTAGCAAGGTAAATCTCCCATGCACGCCAAAGCGTGAGAGAGATGCATTAGTGAAGTATCTCGAGTGTGAGAACGAGATCCGGAGAACGGATACTCAGTTAACTGAACCTGAAAAGGCCCAGTTCTCTAGAGTTGCCGCTATCCTTTGGAACGAGGCTTTCTCCGTTGTAGATCGGAAGATCTATGAAGGTGAAACCGTCCCGAAGCACGGTCCTGGTGTCACCGCAGATGGTCTGACTGGTAATAAGAAGTACCGTCAGTCTGAGTGGCCCAGGCGTTTGCATGAAGTTTTCCCCGAAGGGGAATTCTTGTTTGCAAACTGGCGTCTTTATGATGCCACGCGATCGAATCTCGTCGAACCCGGCGCTGAACGACCTGTTAGGGTTGTTCTTGTGCCTAAGACGCTGAAAACACCGCGAGTAATAGCTGTCGAACCCACTGCCATGCAATATGTGCAGCAGGGTATCGCAGAGTTGCTCGTGGATGCCATTGTGAGTGATAAGCTCACTGGAAGGAATGACTCCCGACCAGGCATCATCGGTTTCGACGACCAGGATGTTAATCAACATCTTGCTCGTCAGGGATCTGCTTTTGCGGATCTCGCTACTCTCGATTTGAGTGAAGCATCCGATCGTGTTTCCAATCAGCATGTACGACTCCTCTTTTCTCGATTTCCGCACATCCGTGCGGCCGTCGATGCAACCAGGAGTCGGAAGGCTGAAGTACGTGGACATGGGATTGACAAAGTCATCCGTTTGTCCAAGTTCGCGTCTATGGGTTCAGCACTTACCTTTCCCATCGAAGCACTGATTTTTTCAGTGTTGGTTTTCGTTGGGATAGAAAACGTGCTCAACAGACGCTTGACCTACAGGGACGTAAAACGTCTCCGTAGGCGCGTGCGTATCTTTGGGGATGATATCATTGTCCCCAAAGAGTTCGCCGAATCCGTTGTCAGTGTACTGCATACTTTTGGGTATGTAGTTAACACTGGTAAGTCTTTCTGGTTTGGCAAATTCAGAGAGTCTTGCGGAAAGGAGTATTATGACGGTTGTGACGTTTCAGTCGTCCGCCTCAGACAATTACTCCCTTCACAACGGAAGGACGATCGGGAGATAATCTCTGCTGTTTCGTTCCGTAATCAGTGCTATATGCGCGGATTGTGGAACACGGCAGGATTTATGGATAGGCTGTTGGAGGGGATCATTCCTTTTCCAGCTGTTCTTCCATCTTCTCCTATCTTAGGCAGAGTCTCGTTCCTGGGGTATGATACGGATCGAGATTGCCCAAGACTATTCAAGCCCCTTGTCTGGGGTGCTCGAGTAGTCTCTTCACCGCCTGTGTCCCCACTCGACGGTGTTGATGCCTTGATGAAGTGGTTCTTAAAACGTGGCGATTTGCCTTTCGCCAACAAGGACCACCTCGATCGTTCTGGACGTCCCCTAATCGTCCGCATCAAATTAGGGCTAGGCTCAGCGGTCTAACCTCCTTTCTTCCCCCGGAGTGGGGGGTTGGGTCGTTCCTAGTTGGGGCCTCTGGATAGAACCAGAGGTGTCGGAATCATAACCGACTGAGGAGAGACCAGTGTGTCTCTCGAGAGAGAGACATGCTGGTTACTCTCAAGGAGATGCACG